CTTGACCATTTATTTCAATTTGCTCTTTCCACCAACGAGAAAAATTATATCTCTCGTTCGCATTTATTCCTTTGTTTAAATATCTTAATTTTTCCATAATTAAGCCTTTTTCATTTGAATAGAATAACCTTTTTGTGGATCATATACCAAAAATCTACCAATTCCGGTTTGTTCATTTTTTTGTTTCAATGCTATTTCAAAAGGTTGTGTTTTGTCTCTTTTGTCTAAATTAAGACCATAATCATTTATTATTTTTTGTAATTCTGTTTCTGATATTTTTTTAAATCCGGTATTATAAGATGCTTTAACTACGCTTTGATTATTATAATCATTATGTGGAGAATGGTATCTAGCAACTATGTTTGTTTTCTGATTTGTTATACCAGCTTCGGTTCTATGTCTAGGATTGGATGCCAATTTAATATTTGCTATACCATTATTTTCAAAAAAAGTTTTAAAGTTCATCATATATACTTATAATAAAAAAAGCCCTGCTAGATAAAGCAGGGCTTTTTATTGTTTAATTCTTTTTGGTTTTTATTGATCGAAAAGACCTTTTCCAACTTTTACACCACCAACATTGTTGTTTTTTCCGGTTAGTTTGGAAATAGCACTGTCAGTTGAGTGCTTTTCAATCTTTCCATCCGCACCTTTAATTGCAGATGAGGTTGCAGACTTCTTTGAAACTGGTACTGCACCCTTTACGACTTTATTTTTCTTGCTGGTTAGATGACCTTTATCTAAATCTTTAACCAAAGCATGTCCTAATTCTTCGGCATCTACGGATTCTTTGAATGGATCTTCGTCTTCTTCTTCACCATCAACAGAAGAATCTTCTTCGGAATCATCAAACATTTCATCTTCGGTTTGATCTTCGCTATCGGTTTCTTCTTCGTTTTCGCCTAAAACTGCTTGTAAAACATCAACCAATTTTTGTGCTGTTTCTCTATCTAATGTGAAAGATACTTCATCGGAACCTTCTTCGGAACCTTCTTCATCTTCCATTCCTTCTTCAGAACCCTCTTCGCCAAATTCAGAACCAAACTCATCAGATGATTCGAGTTCGTTGTCTTGGTCGGTAGAGAAGTTAAATTGTCCTTCTTCACTCAATACTCTATTATAAAGAGCATCAAATGGATTTAATGATTCATTTGCTTTAGTTTTTTTCATAAGTTTTGGTTCACCCGTAGCACCTTTAGTTGTTAATTCTGCTGGAGCTTCTTCTGGAGTTTCTAAATCTACATTATCAAGTGTGCAATCAGAATCTGGTACGGAAGATTCGTCACCGAAAACTTTACCTACTTGAGATTTGGTTGATCCTACTATACCAGAAGATTTATCTGATTCTTCTAACATTGTTAAATATGCTTTTGTGATTGGGTCCATAATATTTGTATGAATATTTACACTAGTTATATTACAAATCTATAAAAATTATTTCTTTTTTGCTTTAATTTTATCAGAAGTAATTTTTTTACCGGATTTTTTTGCTGACTTTTTAATTCCTTTAACTATTTCTTCTTTATGTTTTTTACCAAACTTTTTACCAGTTTTCTTTTCGATAGATTTTTCAATAGCCCAAGGATTTACTTTCTTTTTAGCTTCATTGATTGGTTGAATGCCGTGAATAAATGATTCAGAATATCTATCTTCATATGCCGAATCAAGATAACGATCTTCGTCAGCTTCTTCTTCTCCATCTTTATCATTTTCTTTTAGATAGATTTTTTGATATGCTTCTTCTAATAAAATTTGGTCTTTTGTTCTCATGTTATTATTTACTTATATTTATCTAATATCATATTAGATTCTTTTTTTAGATCTAAACATTCTATCAATTCATAATCAGTTTCACCATTAACCCAAACAATATATGATTTAGGAACTTTGTATTCTGTTACTTTTTCTATAATAGTGGAATATAAAGACAATTGAAGACTATATTTAGAATATTCGCATTGAGGTAAATGTTTTAATTCATTTAAAAAAGTTTCTTTTCTTGGATTTTTTCTTTTAATTTCTTTGTTTGTTTTATAATCAAACATAACCAATTCATTAGTTTTAAAATTATAAGAAAGGTTATCTATACTACCACATATACCCGATTCTTTATCACCAATAACAAATTCACATTTGATTAGAATGTGATCTTGTTTCCACCAGTTATAAAAGTTTATAAAATTTTTAATTAATTTTGCAACTTCATTATAATAGTTTTCTACTGAATTATTAGATTTAAAATCTTTTCTTTTATTAAAAAACAAATTTATAGAGTCTCTATCCAAACTGGTTTGTTTCCTATTAAAATAGTTTTCAACATATTTGTGAAATTCTGATCCTTTATGACAAGAATAATCTTTCGCAAATTCCCATTGTTCTAATATTTCTTCAACAGTAAAACCATCTCTTTGAGCAACGAAAGATGCCGCTTTTTGAGAATCAAATGGTTTCTCGTAATTTTTAATCAATTGAGAAACTGACATTTTAGCAGGTTCTCCTGCTATCGTATACTTGTGATTTTTTTCTATAAATAAAATATCAGAAAAACTATTTTCTAAACTAACAAGTGTGTCGAAATTCATATTAAAATCCGAACCCTATTCTTTTTTCTTCTTTTTTAGTTTCTCCCATTTCGGTTTTCTTTGTTAGATTATAAATCTCAGCAATTACCATCTTTTTTGTAATGTTTTCCTCTATTTCTTTTTTAGAGAATCCAAGATGCTTTGCGAGTTTCTTGGCATCTTCGATTTCCAATGGACCAAATTCGTAATCAACTTGAAGTCTGCCCTTCCTTCTTAATGCCTCATCAATATCTTGTTTAGGACAGTTATATGTAAGAATCAATGGACATCTCAATATATCACCCAATATGCCATCAGAGAGGTTAAGAAGAGATGTAACAGCAGACGAATCGTAGTTATCGCCCATTCTCTTTACTATTGTTTTCTCTGCATCTTCCAAAATAAGAACCGAGTTTTTCTTTTGAAGAAGAGTAGAAAGAGTACTTGGATTATTAACAAAAGATTCAATCATTGTGGCAGGAATATAAATGAAATCCTTATTAACTTTGGTAGTAAGATACTTCAAGAAAGTACTCTTACCCGCACCGGGCGCACCGTGGAACATATACAATCCCTTATCTTGCGTACTCAATCTTTCGACTATTTGTTTTTCTACATCCAAGAATTTTTTACCATAATTTAATTCTATGTTTATGTCATCGGGAATAGGCATTTTTATAGGTTCAAAGACATATTCATCATAACGATTCTTGACGAAAAGGTGAATCTTGGATGAATCTGAAACTTCAATAAATGGTTCAAAATCTTTCAATGGAAGATTTTTAGTATCAGAAGTGTAAATCATAACCATTTCATATGTTTTATCTATATTATTTTTTAATCTTTCATTTAAAGATTCCTCACCTATAGCATGTACCTCACCATTCATATCGGTGAAAGTTACACTACTAATATCCGAATTTTTAACCATTATTTTTACATATATATCTTTATATGAAAATAATATAGATCCACCTTTAAATGATTCACTATCATTTAATAACAATTTCAATTTACCAGAACAAGAACTAAAAATAAGCTCACCTCTTTCCAACAAAAAACTCAAAATGCTAGACTTGAATGTTTCATCTATATACAAAAAACATGGAGGATATTTAGAATATGTGCTTATATATCTAGCAATTGGAAATTCGTTTCCATTATCATGGTTGATATAAAATTCAGTTAAATCTGTTCTAATTTTATTTTTTGCATTAAACATAAAATCATACTAATCTCTATTTTTAAAATATGCAATGAAAAAATAAATATATATATGAAAAAGTTAACCAAAAAACAAATTGAAGAAATTCATGAAAAATGTGTGAAATTGGTTAAAAGAAAACCAGCAGAATTTTTTAAATTGAAGAAAATGAACAAGTTTGAGGGATCTTGTAATTGGACAGATTTAGAAATAGATTATAGAAGAGAATTATTATCAACAGCTTATCATGAATGTGTTCACTATATTTTTCCAGATTATTCGGAAAGTATGGTAAAATATATAGAAAGTAGAATAGTAAATGTTTGTGAACCATTAGATTTAGCATATTTTTTAAAAATACTATCCAACAAGTTATATAAATCTGAACTACAAAAACGAATATCTAACACTAAAAAAACTTTGACTTCTAGAAAAAAATAGAAGATACTTGATGAGTATTCACTAAATATAACACTATGATTTTCGAAGAACAAATATCGCGCAAACCAAACAATTATCCTTGGACAGAAAAATTTATTGAAAGTATGCACAATGGATTTTGGACAGATAAAGAATTTTCATTTAAGTCTGATGTTCAACAATTTAAAGTTAGTTTAACAGATCAAGAACGAGAAATAATCATACGAACATTATCTGCAATCGGACAAATTGAAATTGCTGTAAAATCTTTCTGGTCAAAGCTTGGTGAGAATCTTCCACACCCATCACTACAAGACTTGGGGTACGTTATGGCTAACACCGAAGTTATCCATAATAACGCATACGAACGTCTCATTTCAACTCTTGGGTTGGAAGATGTTTTTGAAAAGAATCTAAAACTTGATTGGATTCAAGGCAGAGTAAAGTATCTTAAAAAATATACTCATCGTTATTATAAAGATTCCAAGAAACAATATGTATATGCATTGACTCTTTTTACCTTATTTGTTGAAAATGTTTCTCTATTTTCTCAATTCTATGTAATCAATTGGTTTGCTCGTTTCAAAAATGTTCTCAAAGATACTGACCAACAAGTAAAATATACTCGTAACGAGGAAAATATTCACGGCATGGTTGGTGCTCAAATCATCAATACAATCAGAGAAGAATATCCAGAATTGTTTGATGATGAATTTGTAAACAAAATTATTGCGGAAGCTAGAGAAGCATATGCAGCAGAAGCAAAAATTATTGATTGGATGATAAACGGAATTAAAGAAGAGGGTCTTAGTGCTGTTATTCTTAAAGAATTTGTTAAAAATAGAATAAATGAATCATTGAAAATGATCGGGTTTCCTCCAGCATTTGAGATTGACAAAAATCTCATTTCTTCTACAATGTGGTTTACAGAGGAATTGTTGGGAAATAATATGGTTGATTTTTTCAGTTCCAGACCCACAGAGTACTCTAAAAAATCACAATGTTTTGATGAAGATGCATTATTCGGTTAATTAATTTAATATTCAGTAGGTCGAGTGTTGTAAGTATAAACATGATAATTCCATATTTTTATATTATTAAACACAAACCAACTCAAAATTATTACGCTGGATGCAAGATAAATTCAACCGCTGATTCATCGAATCTAATGACTGAACATGGATATAAAACCACTTCAAAAGTTATTAAAGAATTAATAAAGAAAGATGGTTTAAATGCATTTGAAATATTAAAGATTAAACATTTTAATACACCAGAAAAAGCCTTATACTATGAAACAAAATTTTTACAAAAAGTAAATGCTGCTGAAAATCCAAAATTTTTCAATAGACATAATGGCGGTAAAAATTTCGTAAACAAAGGTGGTTATATATTATCGCAAACCACCAAAAATAAAATGCGAAAACCTAAATCAAAAGAAACCATAGAAAAACAAAATAAAGAAAAAAAGAATAGATCTAAAGAAGTTTACGAAAAAATGGTAGAAACTCGCAAGAAAAGTGGAATTCCTTGGGTTTCTGATGAACAAAGAGAAAAAATTAAAGAATTTAATAAAATATATTGGAATCAAAAAAATAAAGACGAGCAAAAAAGAAGAATGATTGATTTTTATAAAAACAATCCAGTTTCAGAAGAAACTAGAAATAAATTAAAGGAATTAAATTCTGGAAAAAATAATAACATGTATGGAAAAAAACATAATGGTATCACAAAAGAAAAAATGAAATTGGCTTGGTTAAAAAGAAAACAAAAAAACATTGCTATGACCAATCAATCTGATAAGATATAAATAAAAATTATGACAACAAAAGAAAAATACTACTGGCTAAACAAAGACTCCCGAAAATTTCTCGAAAGAGGTTATTTGTTAGAGGGAGAAACAGCAGAACAAAGAATTAGAGATATTGCAGAAACAGCAGAAATATATTTAAATTCAGAAGGATTTGCTGATAAATTTGAAGATTATATGTCTAGAGGATTTTTTTCCTTATCAAGCCCAATCTGGTCAAATTTCGGAAGAAAGAGAGGTCTTCCAATCTCCTGCTTTGGTTCTTATATTCCAGACACTATGGAAGGAATCATGGAAAAGGTTTCCGAAACCGCTGTAATGACAAAACATGGCGGGGGAACATCTGCTTATTTTGGTGGGCTTCGTGGAAGAGGAACTCCAATTTCTTCTGGTGGAGAATCTACGGGTTCTGTACATTTCATGGAATTGTTTGACAAGCTAATGAATGTTGTTTCTCAGGGAAATGTTCGCAGGGGGTCGTTTGCTGCATATCTCCCAATTGATCATCCAGACATTGAAGAGTTTTTAAAAATCAAATCAGAAGGATGTGAAATTCAAGATCTATCTATTGGTGTTTCTGTTTCTGATGCATGGATGAAGAAAATGGTTGAAGGAGATAAAGAAGCTCGTAAAATTTGGGGTCTTGTTATCAAGAAACGATTTGAATCTGGTTATCCTTATATTTTCTTTAGTGATAATGTTAACAATCAAGCACCACAAATTTATAAAGACAAAGGAATTAAGATCAATAATTCCAATTTGTGTTCGGAAATTATGCTTTCGAATTCGGAAGACGAATCATTTGTATGCGATCTTTCTTCTCTAAATTTAGAGACATGGGAAGAATGGACTTGTGACACTGTTGAAGTTTTGGTTTATTTCTTGGATGCAGTAATGTCGGAATTTATTGAAAAGACCGAGGGGATGAAGTTCATGGAAGCACCAAGAAAATTTGCTATGAATCAAAGAGCATTAGGGGTTGGTGTTTTGGGTTGGCATTCTTTGTTACAGTCCAAGATGATTGGATTTGAATCAATGGAAGCAAAGATGCTAAACAATCAAATTTGGGGAGATATTAGAAAACGCGCAGATTATGCAACAAGGTTTTTAGCACAAAATTTTGGTAATGCTCCGATTTATGAAGGAACCGAATACACAAGAAGAAACACAACAACTCTTGCTGTTGCTCCTACAACATCATCTAGTTTTATTCTTGGACAAGTATCACCAAGCATAGAACCTCTTAACAGTAATTATTTCGTAAAGGATCTTGCAAAAGGTAAATTTACATTTAAAAATCCATATCTTAAAACTCTTTTAAAACAAAAAGGTAAAGATGATGATGATACATGGAAATCTATTCTAGTTAAGGGCGGAAGTGTTCAGCATTTGGATTTTCTTTCTGATAATGAAAGGGATGTGTTTAAAACATTTGGTGAAATATCCCAAAAAGAAATTATTATTCAAGCTGCTCAACGCCAGAAGTATATTGATCAAGGACAATCATTAAACATTATGATTCCTCCAAACACAAAACCAAAAGAAGTAAATGAACTTATGATTTTTGCATGGGAACAGGGAATTAAATCCTTGTATTATCAACGTAGTGCAAACCCCGCACAAGAACTTGCAAGATCTATCTTGACTTGTAAATCGTGTGAAGCATAATAGTATTGATGTTTACTATATATAATGAATTGGAATGGTCTAATATAATAAAAAATAATCCAAAATTCGACCTTTCAATAAAAGAAGAGATATGGGAAAGAACAAGATGTTATGATGTTCCTTTGGTTGAAATTAATAAAACCGATGCGGAATCAGACTTTCAATCACTGAAAAATTTAAACACAATTCCTCTCATTAAAGAAGGAAATTTGTTCAGTAGATATGATTATAAGTGGGAATTAGGTACGAAATATATAGATTCGTGTAACATCGGAAATAAATCATCAAATTTTTTTCATCAAGATTTACGATATAAATGTGATTCTATAAATTCTCCTTCTCCATATAGAACATGGCACACCAAAAAGTTCTTCATAACTCTATTAAATGCTCTCTGGACGCTAAAAGTTAAGGAAGTCACTTCTGATACACTAAGAACCTGTATTGCTATGAGAAAGTATATTGCAAGTCAATTTCGTCCATCTGCCGCGAAAGCAATATACGATCATTTTAATGCCGAAAATGTGTTGGATTTTAGTTCTGGATGGGGAGATAGACTTAATGGTGCAATGGCATCACAAAGTATTAAAACCTATGTAGGAATTGATCCAAATGATAATCTATATGATTCTTATGAAAAGCAAATAGAATTATTTAATAGTGGAAAAAAAATTAAAATGAATTGTTTTCCTGCCGAAGATTTTTTACCTTCATATAATGAAACAGAATTTGATTTTATATTCACAAGTCCACCATACTTTATAATAGAAAGATATTCAAAAGAAAATAATCAATCATGGCAAAGATATAAAAAGATAGATAAATGGCTTTCTTCTTTTCTTTTTCCGGTAATAGAAAATTCTTGGAGAAAATTAAAGACTGGTGGACACATTGCAATAAACATAAGTGATGTTTATTGCAATCATACTATAAACAGAATATGTGATCCTATGAATGATTTTATATCTACACTACCAAATTCAGTAAAATCTGAAAATATAAATTATAGAATGGCGAAAAGAATGGGAAGCAAGTCACAACGAGATGGTATATTCGTAGAACCAGTTTGGATTTGGAAAAAAGTATGAGAAAAACTTGGTATAAACATGCTATGGATATAGCGGAAACCGCTATGCAAAGATCAGAAGATGTGTATAGAAAAGTGGGAGCATGTATTTTAGGTAAAGAAAATGAAGTTTTAGCAGTTTCTTATAATGGATTAGGATCTGGTAAAAATGTTGATGAATCATTTTGGGAGGATAGGAATAATAGATTGCCTTTTATAATTCATGCCGAAACAAATGCTTTAGCAAGAGTTAAAAGAGGAGAAGGTAAAATAATAGCATGTACTCTTCTTCCATGTTCTAGTTGTGCTACGAACATCGTAGCACACGATATTAAAACAGTTTTATATAAAGAACTTTATGATAGAGATCAAAAAGCTCTTGAAATATTTAAATTTTACGGTGTCGAGTGTATAAAAATAGATTAAACTAAACTTTCTTCCCAACAGAAAATAACATTATTATAGTTTTCCAATTTTTTTACTAGATTGTGTCTAATAAGTTTTTCCCATATATAATATTTGTTAGCTAGACCACCACCAAGTTGAGAAATGTAGAATTTTTTATCTGGTCTTTTTTCTATAATTTTATTTAATTTTTCTAATTCTTCAAAAAAAACACCTGAATATTCTTCTGGTTTATAAAAAGAAGAATCTTTATTATCTGGATATTTTTTTGTAATAAATCCAATAGAATGTGGATGATCTCTTAATATAGCAGCACCTCCGTATCCATCTCTTATAAGATTATCACCAAATACAAAATAACTATTCGGATTTTCATCTAAAAATTGTTGTGTAATTGAAATTTTTTTGTAATTTGACATATAAATATATTATATACAAATAATCCAACAAATATCAAGTTTAAAAAGATAAATATCTTGTATAAACATGAGATTTGATTTTCCAAAACACAGAAGCGGCGATACATGGCGAGGAATCAGTACAATAACCATAAAAGAAGGCGAGTATCCCATAGATTTAACAAATTGTAAAATTTACATACAATTTCGTTCAATTTATAATTTAGCAAGTCCGGTTGTTTTATTATTATCAACGGAAAATAATACAATTCAAATAACAAATTCAACATCAGGAATAATATCTATTCCTGAGCAAATTGTAAATGTTCCAGTTGGTAGATACAAATATGATTTACAAATAGATTTTCCAAATGGAAATTCTAATACATATATGTATGGAGAATGGGAAATAACACCCGGTATAACCACTCCGAGTTTCGATTCTACTGTTAATAGTAGATTTAATTCAATAAAAATAAATTCATTAATATCTTTAGTAAGCTCCAATTCCGCAATGTGGGGTTACATGGGAACAGATATAAAAAATCTTACAGCATATTGGCAAAATGCATCAACATTTGTACATAACAATTCTGCAAAATGGGAATTAGAATCCTTGGTTAAAGAATTATCTTCTTATTTTCAAGAATCTTATAAAAATTTAAATTCATTAACAACAATTGTCCAAAACAATTCATCAAGTTGGGCAATAGACTCTTTGGTAAGAGCATATTCCGCTAATTGGGAAAAATCTTATACATTAACAATTAATAACAGTTCTAATTGGATATCAACATATACTTTAGTAAGGGATACCAGTTCTAATTGGGATTCTGTATATGCTTCAGTAAAAAATATATCCGGTAATTGGGATTCTGTTTATAGTAGTGTTTTAAATACTTCTGGTGATTGGGATTCTGTTTATACTTCTGTTAAAGATACAAGTGGTATTTGGGATTCTGTATATACTAGTGTTCTAAATACTTCTGGTAATTGGGATTCTGTTTATACTTCTGTTAAAGACACAAGTGCTAACTGGGATTCTGTTTATACCAGTGTTTTAAACACAAGTTCTAATTGGGATTCTGTTTATACTTCTGTTAAAGACACAAGTGCGAACTGGGATTCTGTCTATACAAGTGTTTTAAATACTTCTGGTGATTGGGACTCTGTATATACTTCAGTAAAAAATACTTCTGGTAATTGGAACTCTGTTTATACTTCCGTAAAAGACACAAGTGGTAATTGGGATTCTGTTTATACCAGTGTTTTAAATACTTCTGGTGATTGGGACTCTGTATATACTAGTGTTTTAAACACAAGTGGTAATTGGGATTCTGTTTATAGTACAGTTTTAAACACTTCTGCTGATTGGAACTCTGTATATTCTACATATAATAAAAATAGTGCAACATACGCAACATTAAAATATGTTGATAATAACTTTTTAGCTTTAAGTGGTGGAAGATTAACTGGTGATTTAATAGTGGATGGAAATTTCACTATACTTGGGGATTATTCTCAAGTAGATACCATAATAACTACCACAAGTTCAATCGAAATAACAAACGAAGGATCTTCTCCAGCTTTAAAGGTCACACAAAAAGGATCTGCTAATGTTGCTGAATTTTATGATGATTCACAAACAGCTTTAATAATAAAAGATGGTGGCAATGTAGGAATAGGAACAGATCAACCAAATCAGAAACTAACAGTAAATGGTTCAATAAGTTCAAATTCTGTAATTTATGATATTTCTGGTAATAGTATAGAATGGAACACGGCATATACAAATTTTAAAAACACAAGTTCAATATTGGATTCGGTTTTTACAACGGTAAATAAAAATTCTTCTGTAAATTGGAGTAGAGATGCTGAATATGCAGAACTTAAAGCTTTAAGTAGTACTTGGATTTCTACTTATACTACCGTATATCAAAATTCAGCCGAATGGTTGAGTGATTTTTCAATAACACAAGAATTTTTTGATGATTTTTTAACATTGGGTGCTGCATCAACCCTACCAAATGCATTTTTAAAACCTGCAAACTTGGGTGGTGCTATATTCGTGGGACCAGAAAATTCAAAACAAGGAGTTTTAATATTAAGTACTAATCCCCTAGCATCAGCTAACCAAAGAAGCGGTGTTACATCGAATTCAACCATTCATTTTGGTGAAGGAACAGAATATAGATTGATATTTTCTGCTAGAAAAGGAATTAATAGTTTTAATTCTTCGATTTCTGGAAAAATTGATATGGGTTTTCATAATCAAATTGCAACAAATAGTGATTATCCTTCATATGGTTGTTATTTTTCATCAGAAAATGGTGAAACATGGAAAGCAATTTCTTTAAAACAACCATTAATACCAGAAATAACCGATACAAATGTACAATGTGATGATATTTGGAGAACATTTGAAATAAAAATAGATAAAAATGCTAATGTAGCACAGTTTTATATTGACAATTCTCTTGTTGCAACACATACACAGTCTATACCAAAAGGTTTAGACACACAAACAGCTATTGGTTATAGATGTTTTAGAAAATCTAAAGAAAAATTAAACGTTGAATTGAGAATAGATTGGCAATCATTAATAATGAAAAGAAATAATCAACTTTGGAAATAAAAGAAAAATAAAATATAAGTATATAATAATATATGGCATCAGAATATCTTCTCTCACCACTAATTTCAAGCATACCATTAAATTCAAACGTTGGATTTAATAATTCTTGGATTGGTGTTAAAAATCCATTTAATTTACCATTTTTTGCACAATTAACTTATGTAACAAATCTAGATGATTTAGTTTTAGAGATAGATGATTTAGAAGAATTAACAGAAAGAACTAATACTTTATTAGAAGTTTTAACATCTTTTGGTTTACAAGAATTAACATATTTAGATAAGCTAACAAGTTTAGCACAAGAAATAGAAAATAATACAGATTTATTAGAACCTTTAATAATAGAGTCTAATACACTATTAAATTCTTTAACTAGTATTCAAGTTGATAAACAAAATCAGTTAATCGCTCTCGGTCATTCATTAACATCAATACAAGTTGATAAACAAGATCAGTTGATTTCTCTTGGTCATTCTTTAACTGGTATTCAGGTTGATAAACAAAGTCAGATAATAACTCTTCTTCATCAGTTAACAGCAAATACTGATGATTTAGAAGAACTTTTACATTCTTTAACTGGTATTCAGGTTGATAAACAAAATCAACTAATTGCTCTTGGTCATTCTTTAACATCGATACAGGTTGATAAACAAGATCAAATTATTGATTTGGGACATTCTCTAACTGCTATTCAAGTTGATAAACAAGATCAATTAATTTCACTTGCACATTCCCTAACTGGTATTCAAGTTGATAAACAAAGTCAGATAATAACTCTTCTTCATCAGTTAACAGCAAATACTGATGAATTAGAGATTAATACTGATGATTTAGAAGATCTTTTACATTCTTTAACTGGTATTCAGGTTGACAAACAAAATCAATTAATTGCTTTAAGTCATTCTTTAACTGGTATTCAGGTTGACAAACAAAATCAATTAATTGCTTTAAGTCATTCATTAACTAGTATTTCAAATAGAATAGATTCTAATACGGATCATTTAGAAAATTTATTAATAGCAACTAATGATTATTTAAATATAATAATTGGTTGGGATTATTCAACAGCTACAAAGCAAGATGAGTTATATTTATTACTTAATATAGTAAAAGATATTATTATAGATAAACAAGATCAACTAATTGCTCTTGGTCATTCTTTAACATCGATACAGGTTGATAAACAAGATCAAATTATTGATTTAGGTCATTCTTTAACATCAATACAGGTTGATAAACAAGATCAATTAATTGCTTTAAGTCATTCTTTAACATCAATACAGGTTGATAAACAAGATAAATTAATTGCTTTAAGTCATTCTTTAACATCAATACAGGTTGATAAACAAGATCAATTAATTGCTTTAAGTCATTCTTTAACATCAATACAGGTTGAT